TTCTTGCTACTGACGGTGGCTTCCGAAATCATGTCGGACAGTGAGGTGAACCCGGCGTTTAAACTGCCATGCCGAACCCGTGCGGCTCGCTTTACCCGGCCTGCGATGTAATCCACCAGATTGCCATAGTAACCGCCCTTTATGGGGCCACAGAAATCGCCATCCCCGCAGGCATAGACGCGCCCGGGAACGCCAGCAATAGGCACGGGAGGGCCATACCAACCCTTCATACGCTTGGAGATTGACTCAACCTCTTCCGCACCAAGCCAACGCTCCAGCTTCTGCGCCGGGGTGGCCCTAACCAGATAGCGGTCAATATCGAGGGTGTTGTCGCTGAATACGGTTTTCATTAGCCACTCGCAAGCATGATGGTTCCGGTGTAGGAAGTCGCTTGGTTAGCGCCCTTGTAAAACTCCATCAGGGCCAAGCAAGCGCCATCATACACGCGCTCAAACTGGAACGCGCTGTTTACGCCGTCAATAACAGACCATGCTTGGCCACTGGAATTGACCTGTTGGTTGACCGGAATAATGGCCAAAGGATGGGCAATCATACGGGCTACATAACCGTTGTTACCGTTGGTGAAGGCGATGTTTGTTGCTTTTCTCAGGCCAGTGTCACCGGCATTCAATGGAATAAACCAAACCGGCGCGGTATGTGGAATAGTGCCGACCGCAGAGCTAATTCTAATCGCAAGGTTGGGCGCGGTTTCGGCAGCATTGCCATCCTGATCTTGATAAGTAAGCTGGATGTTCGCTGCGGTAGTGCCGAGCGCAACTGTAGTGTCTCCAGACATGAAGTTACCGGGGGCCGTAGTCGCTGTCTGATACCGAGTGGGAACGCCGGTGATGGGGTTGTTCGTATTATTGTAGTTGAGGTTGACGTCCCACAGGTAGTCCACCAACATCAAAGACCCACAGGCTGCGGTTTGAGCGCCAACGCCCGCGCCACTGATGAAGAATGTGGTGTTTGTTCCGGCATCTGATATTTGCCTGAACCCACCCAAAGACGTATTGGTGTAGACAGTGCCACCGGGGTCGGTCGCACTGGAACCCGGAGCGGTCGCGCTAACGGGAACGGCTACCCGGCGGAACAGCCATGCTGATGCGGATGTTGCGGGCTGGGTAACGCCGGTCTTGTAGAAGTTGAATTTCTGACCAAGGCCACCGTATTTTACGTCATCAATGAGGGCTTCCAGTGAAGCGAAGCCCGCGTTCAACTGATACTGAGGACGCGCAGCGACTCGCAGGAAATTGCGAGCTCGTGAAGCAGAGAATTCGAGAAAATTACCAAAGTAACCGCCACGAATAGGGCCGCAGAAATCTCCACCCGCACAGGCATACACCCTCCCCGGAACGCCAGCAACAGGAACTGGCGGGCCATACCAATTCCGCATCTTCATTGAAATACCTTCGACGGTCTCAGTCCCAAGCCACCGCTCCAGCTTTTGTGCTGGCGTAGCTCTCAACAAATACCTGTCGAGGTCAACAGTGTTACCTGAAAATACGTTTTTTATGCTACGCAAGAGCCAGCCCAGCCTTCAACGGGCTCCGGAACAACCCAAGAGCCTGAGCCATCAGGAACCGGATTAGGTAAGCCGTAATCCGGATGCACAAACTCAATAGTAACGCCGCACAAGGGGCAGTTAAAAGTAACCCCATGTGGTGCGTCAGAAACTACTGAAAAATTATGGGCCAACTGTGAAGACGCCGTTCGTGCCATCCAACGTCACGGCGAACGTATCGCCTGAAGTCAACGTGATGGACGATCCGTAGTCCCAGTAAGCAATTGGCTGCGAAGTCGTGCTGTCCCAGAGAATTGCGTAGCGGAACGGCCCAACAGAGCCGGTAGCCGTCCACGTTGCCGGGGAACTCAGCACCAACTTGAAGACACCCGCCGCCTGTCCCGATGTGGATGTGGCGGCAGCATTGCCCCCTGCCGTGTATCCGTTGCCGGTGGCAAGATCGGTCGTGCCCGGGGTGAATGTGGTGTCAGCGATAGTGACGGTATTCGACAGCGCAACCTTCCACGCATCGGAGCCAGCGTTGATGCCCTCAACGAGGAACTCAACACCAGAGGTGTATTTGACATAAGAAGCGGTTGGCATTTCAGATTTCCTCTAAAAGAAAAGTGACAGCCACTTCGGCGGCTTCACTCAAATTTACGATCAATGGCGCATCAACTTCACCGGTTGTCATTTGCCTCTTACTGATCGCATACACCCGATACTTCTCCTGCGCTCCGAGAGATATCTTGATCAACGGAGATGCCGCAGAGCCGGGATCATTGATAGCGTAGCTCCATCGCACCCGAACACGCTTTCCTGCTGCCGGGGTGTATATGGTTGTGTTACCAGATGCGGTAATAGTGCCGACAATGTGAGTAAACTCTTGTTCAGCACTATCGCCGTCATAGTAGTAGCTCATGCCACTGCCGACTACCCCAGCCATATCAGCCGATCTTCGCTTTCAGGCTTTCGAGTGCGTCTTCGATTGACTTCTTCTTGGCCGCAAGCTCGGAAATCTCTGCCTCGATCTCATCTTTTTGTTGCTTCAGTTCGGAGTCTGCTTTGGCTTTGGCCACAACCAGATCGCGCTCAACAGAACGCAGATCGTTGGCGGCAACCTTCGCCCGCTCATTGATCGAGGCCACCTTCTCAGCGACCTCGGCATCGACCTTCTCGATATGAGCCTTTGCATCCGACAGATACAGGTCGTAACCCTGTTGGGCAACAGCTTGGCTTTCCTTCAACTTCTGGATGTTTGCGGCAACGGACTCACGAACCGGATCGATGCGGGCCTCTTCATCAGCAATTTTCTGCTGAACAACCTGAAGCTGCCGTTCGATGGTAGCAACGCCGCGCTTTAACTCTTCCTCACGATCAGCGGCCTCAATAACCGCAGGCAAAGCCTGAAGCATCGGTGCCCACAGATCGTAAAACTTCTGAAGCTCTCTTGGATTGAGATTCATGTTCGCCTCTAGCCGTTAGCTATGCCAGCCTGCACGGCGGTCATTGTTGCGGTTCCGCTTACCCAGACAGTCACATTAAGTCGAATCGCCGTCACCGGGTAGGCGTAGTTTCCGTCGAACGAGGTCGTTTTACTGACCATCGTTGCGTGAGAAAACCAGTTTGCCGTAGCCGGATCAAACGTGGGCGACCAGATATCATCAAACGTATGCTGCACCGTGTAAGTCAGGGAAGCGCCAGCACTAAGGCTGACGCCCAACCCAACATTGAACGGCGAGATGTACTGGTCGAGCGGAATGACGTTGGATACCGCAACCGCACCAACTGTTACTCGAATGGGTCTCACGACACCCCCTTATTAGGTCGTAGCGAACGGAGTAGCAACGACGCCAGAAGCCAGAACAACACCCTTGACCATATACTTCAGCGAGTCGATGGCAAAAATCTCCACCCACGTACCAGCAACGCCACCAGTGGTGGTGGCGTTGAAGTTGATGAAGTCATCCGAAGCGCCAGCGATAAATCCTACAACAGCACCAGAGGTGTCGGTGTCAATTGACAAAACAGAACCAACAAACTTGTCCGTGCCGTCCGTGCAAATCTTCAGGCTGCTGGTGGCAATGGTGGTCGGAACCCAGATGGTGTAAACAGCACCTTCGTTGTTCGGGGTGTTCGGGTCATTACCCGGGCCGGAGGCGGAGGTGTTGGCCGAGGCAATGATTGGCGGCAGGGTCACCACTACGTTCGCCGCCAGAGTGCCGCCAATCGAGAGGATGCGGCCAGCGTGAAGCGTGGGGTTCAGGGTGGTGCTGGAAGTGATTCTGACGATGGTGGACGGGCCTTGCTGAAACAGACCGCCAAGCGAGCGAATCGGGCCGTCAAAAGTCGTAATAGCCATGAATATCTCCGTGTGTTAGCACATCCCCGTATCGTCTCTAACAAGTCTGCCCAGCCAGTCGATACGAGTGAAATCTGGGGTCTATAGCCTTTATATCAGATAGACCAGCAAAAGAAAAGAGCCCCCGAAGAGGCTCTTTCCAAGACTACACAGCGCTGTTACGCGCCCGGAGAGCCGAAAGCGCCCAGCGGGTCAGACCAGCCGAAGCTGTAACGCTCACGAGCCTTGTAGCGCACGTTGCCCGTGTCGAAATCGCCGTCCATGCTGTTTGCCAGCGGGGTGCGGACGAAGTGCTTCATGCCGTTCGGAACGTCGGTGCAAAGGAACCAAGCGTTGGTGTCTGTCAGGTAGTGGTTGACAGAGTAACCGCCCGGGATTGAACCGTTGTTCTTCAAAGCATTGATGTCGTTGTTGTTGGTGCCGACACGCAACTCAGTTTCGAGCAGGCGGGTCGCAACGAACATCAGGCTCGGCGGAACGATCAGCTTGCGGGGTTTAGCCGCAATCAGCAGACCGCGCTCATCCGTCCAGCCAGCGATTTGAATGACAGCGGCCTCAAGCGAGGTCTCATTCAGATCGGCAGCGGTGGTCGGCTCGTTGCTGTTGGTGCCACCGGATACCAGCGGGTGTGCGGTCGAAAACAACTCAACACCATCGCCACCTTTGTAGGTGGACGAAAAGCCGTTGTTGAGGATGTTCGCGCCCTTGACCTGCTTGGTATAAGCCATGGCGCGAGCCAGAGCTTTGGTATACCGGGCCGACAGGGTGTCGTACAGGTTGTCTTCCATCGCCTCTTCGGTGATGGCGAAACCCAGTGCGATGGTTTCGTGGTTGTAGCGGGCAGTCCATGCTTCCTGTGCGTTGTCATACGCAATTGCGTTGCCCTCGTTTTTCACGGGGGCGGCGCTGAAGCCGGACAGCTTCTGCTCTTCCTCGAAGGAACGCTCGGAGGTTTCGGTCTCGAAAATCTCCTTGTGTTCTTCGCCGTAGGTCTCGTACTGCATACCGAACAGCGCATTCAGCCCGGGGAGGAGTTCTTTAAGTAGCTGGGAACGAGAAATTGCCATGATTCATGGTCTCCTTATACGCCAGTAGCGTTCTGATACTGGTGCATACCGAAGTTCCACTTCACGATCACTTCAGTA